TCAGGTGAGTATGATGTAAGAATGCAAGCTATTCAATTAGATTTGGATACACCTGATCAATACAAGGCAGACGTTTCAGGGTTAGCACCTTCAGGTGAGTATGATGTTAGATTATCATCAATAAATACTGATTTGAAGCAGATACTTGGATTGGTACACTCAAATATTTTTATTGATCATCCAGTTTATGACAATAGTAATTTAAAATCAGCACGGGTAAGAATTTATTCAGTTCCAGGATCAGTGGGTACAGGTAATGATGTAATTGGAACATATGCAATATCAGCACCGTCTATTGTAGCCGGACAATTTCAAACCTGGTCTCAAATAGTGAGTTCATAATATGTTAAGAGATTTCATTGTTGATAAACATATGAAATAACAGCACCAGGTAACGGGCCTGGAAAATTTACTACATGGAAACAGGAAAACAATAAAATGAGTGTAGCAATAGCAACGATGGGTATGTTCACACCAGCAGGTGGTGGGACACGAATAGAGTATATAGAAGTTGATAGAGGCAGTTCTGATGGTTGGTGGTTGAGACCAAAACCAGTGGTAGTTGTTAGAAGTATTACTGATGAAGATGATAAATATAAATATGATAAGAAACCAATAGTGGAAATTTTAAAAGTAACAAATATAAGTGATGAAACCGGGAAGGTAGATAATGATAAACATGAACATTAACGAAATAAAAAAACTAAAATTTGGTATTGCCGTGTCAGGTGTTCAGACCCGTGACTTGGCAGGAACAATGAGAATTCTTATTGATGGTGTTGAGTATGGTTTTCCAACATCAGTTTTAGATGATAAAATTCTTGTGGAGATTCCACCTTTGAATGATGTTGTCAAAGCAGGATTGAAAGAAGGCAGGGCATTACAAGCTAAATTAGACATTGTTGTGGGTGATACTGCCCTAACTCCATGGGCCGACACTGTAAAACTGATTATGCCTATTACCGTTGAAGCGGTTATTTCAGAGGAAGAAAATGTAAAGGCTGAAACGATAATCAAATTGAATTTAGAAGATGATATTTCTGAAAAGGTTGTCAAGAAAGTAGAAAAAAAGAAACCGGCCGGAAGAACAAAGATGTCAAAAATTTTTGAGGAGAAAAAGTAATGAGTTTCAGAGACTATATAACAGAAGCGAAAGTCACTGTTTATGATAATGGTGGTGAAACGATGGATAGATACACCGTGATTATTGGAGATGATGTTTTCGGTATGTCAGAAAATCCAACATCAGCTCAAGGCTTCAATCAATGGGCCGGTAATGTTGGAAAAGATATCAGAATTGGACCACATTTGGGTAAAACAGTAAAAGTTACATCTTTACCTAAACCAGTTCAAACAGCTATCAAAGACAGAATGAAGGAGTAAACATCTATGAGGTTAAAGAAATTTGTTGAAGGTGATGGTAAAGGTTATCAAGTTCGTATGGCAAAGCCTGAGAAATATAGAAAGGTAAATCCTAAAACCAACCGTGAGAAGAATTTTAAACGGCAAAGGTTCATGTCAACTGACATTGCACCAAAGGACCGAACATTTGATAATCAACCAAAATATGCCGATGGTAAACCTCAAGTTAAATTTAAAGATTGGTTAGAAATAGAAACAGATGCCGGTAAAAATAATCTTGGCAAAGGTGCTGATGGGAAATGGTACGGCTGGTCTCACAGGGCAGTTTATGGTTTCAAAGCCGGTGATAAAGTGACCGGTGATAGTGGTGGTAAGAAAGTTGATTATCCTAAGTTCTCAAACGGAGAAACCGATTGGGACAATGGTAAATATGAACCTGATTTTACAATAAAAACTGATGCACAGGCAAAAGAAGTAGCAGCACGTTTTGCTGATAGTGTAAGTTAAATGGAGATAAAATGAATATTTTAGAAAAATTAGATAATTATTTGATTGAGATTATAAAGGGTAAATCAGAATGGACAGGTAAATCAGGTAAGAAAAAAGTCAGAATGGGTCAGGATAAGGGAGCAGGTGGTTTGTATTATGGTGAAATTAAAGACGAATATGGTGAAGTTGAATCAGCAACCTCTGCACTGCTAAAAAAAGAAATTGACAAATGGTTTGAAGAACATGGTATCAAAAACATCAAATGGAAGTAATATTAGTTAGAAGAAACAAAAGCAGTAAACTTACCCATCTTAGCATATACTAATCTAACATATGATTTATCCTTTCCAACATATTTATACAATGTTTTCTCAAGATTATTCTTTGTCTGATCAAGATATGTTCTCAAAACCCTTGTTCCGGCATCAATCCCACCTGTAACACTATGTAATTCATATGCACTTTTCATGCCAAGAGTATCTTTCCACACATTATATCGCACCTGCATTAGTCCACGAGCAGGGTCTTTTTTCAATTTACTCACTGAAAATGGGTCAAAATTCGATTCAACTTCCATTACGGCTACAATGATATGAAACGACACGTTATGCTCTGCTGATTTCTCAAGTGTTACTTTAGCTATTTCACGGGCAAGAACTGGTGGTACTTTCTTGTAAAACTTCAAAATGTAGTTTGTGATATGCAGTTCTGATTTATTTTCAACCGTCAATAACTCTTTGATTTTCTTCTTCAAGATGGCATTTTCCGCTTTAGCTTCAAAAATGATGTTATCCAACATTTTTTCTCTAATTTTACAGGTTTCTAAATCATGTTCAACTTTACCTATGGCTTCATTTTTTTCTGAAATAATATCAGCCATTTTACCTGACATTCTATTGATTTTGCCTTTATAGTGAAAATCCAATCCCACTAATCCTGATAGTGTAAATACAAGCACCAAGACAAGAATTACGAAACCAGCCAATACATGTTTTTTCATGATTTTATCTCCTTTCCTGTAATATAATACACGAAAAGCCATTTGTCAAGGTTAATTTTCAACTGAATCAACACCATCCTCAAAACCTTTTCCATAACCATCATCATGACCGGCTTCTAAACCTTCATCATACCCATCATCATACCCATCATTTCTGCCATCATCATACCCATCATTTCTGCCTTCTTCTACACCTTGTTCATGGCCTTCATTCCAACCGTCATTTTTTCCGTTATCATATCCTCTTTCTTCGCCTTCTTCAAAACCTGATTCATAACCATTTTCTTTGCCTTCATCATAACCATCATCAAAACCGGCTTGATAACCTTCATCTCTGACTTCACCAGTGTCTTCAAGTCCGTTTTCATTCAAAGCGGATTTGTATCCGGTAATTTCTCCAGCATCAACTCCTGCTTCATAGACAGCTTTGAGAAAATCTGTCATGATATCTTTTCCATATTTTTTGATACCAGTCAATTTTTTATTGATAATGTTTTCGACTTCCTGCCAATCTTCAAACTCAAATCTGTATTGACTTTCCATTTTTATCCTCCAAAAATAACATCTAAGGTTTTTTGTGTTGCTCCATTTACCAAAAGTAAATTCTCTTTGCCCATAGGATTTAAAAGGAAACCTATTTTCTTCAAAAAGAATTTCTCTATCATGGTGTCATAGTCAACATTCATAAACTGATTGAACTCAACTGGCCACCGGTTGAATGTTATAACATCTGCTTTGAAAGGATTAGGTTTTACATACACAACTTTTGCCTTTACACCTTCAAAGATATCCTCATATTGATTTACCAATCCAAGCTGTTTCAATATCATGCGATAATAAAAAACACCTTTTACATGATACGGTGTACTTGGTTCGATAACACCTTTGCCAATATATTTACCTATGTTATTCACACCTAAGTTATTCGCAATTTCTTCAATCGGAACTGTCTTGAGTTCCTTTTTGTATTGCTGGATAGTTTTTAGTAGTTCGTTTTCATCTTCATTCTTCATGATCATTTCATACACATGTTTCAATCTTGCCCGGATGGCCTCCGCACTATCAGACCTCACAATCTCAAGTCCAGTAACGGATAATTTGTCTTCCGGTATGCCTTCCTGGTCCACGCACCAGTATGCATATTTTTTCTTCTTCACAAACAATGCAGTTTTAGCAATAATTTCTTGTTTGAATTTGGTTTCAAAATCTGTAACCTGAGAATTATAATCTCCTAATTGTGTCTCTTTATACACTCGTTCATTGACATAATCTTCAATGACTTTGGCTATTTTCTTGACCCAAAATATTTTGGTTTCATCTTCGAGGGGTTTCCATATATCATATAAACCATAATCATTCATCAATGTTTCAATTGACATAAACAAAGAATCTGTATCAATGTAATTTACTAAATCATTTTCTTCGCTGGTTGGATTATAGAAGCCAATCGTTTCAAATATTTCTTTCAGTTCATCGTTAGGATTGTTGAATAATTCATTGACAAACTTTTCACCTTGTTTTATTGTATGCCTACCACAAGATGTAATCGCCTCCGCTATATTGAGATTAGCATACCGTGAATATGGCACGGACGTTATACCAAAAGCAGCATTTAGAACAATCTTCAAAGCCCATTGAAACGCAAACTTTTCTTGCGCTTGGTCTTCTATTTTATTTCTCTCCTGACTTTCTGGCATTTTTGAAGCCATCTTTCTAAGACGTTTCATTTCACCTTTAACAGCAATACGTTTGAAAAACATTTGTCTTTCAACTGTAGAAAATACACCAGGTTTTGAGGTAGAAAACACAGACCCACATGGGGCTACAGCGAATAGTCCTTTATTCAACGCCAGGTTGAATTTTTCTAATTTAGAATTATCAAAGTCAATCACTTCTCCATTTGGTTTCAACAAATGGAACGGCGGTAAGTTCCGTTCACTTACACCTTTGGTTATTCTGGATTCTTGTAAGTTCTGAATTCTGCCAAAGAATGTTTCGTTTGACATATTCAATGTTATAATAGCAGAGGGGTAAGATGATGTAATATCAATATCAATAACCCAATGCTTCATTCCTTTTTGTGGTTCCTTCACATGGGCCGCTTCAAATGTTTCTTGTGTTCCACCTGAAAAGAACGGAGCGCAAAGATTGTTTCTTCTGTAGTAAACAATGAAAGCACCTTCAATCAAATGTGTCATGGCTTGGTAATATCTCATGAGACATTTTGTAAACAACGATAATTGTTGAACCAATTTGATATAACCTAATTTATCTTCAAGTCTATCAACCAAATCAACATCAACAATATTATATTCAACATACTTGTTCCAGTCCTTTTCATATAGCTCGGATAAATCTTCATAATCAGAATAATCTAATTTACCAGTACCTAACTCAAAGTTTGCAACAAAATCCAATTTATAACTTTCAAGTTTAGTTGGTGAATACCACTTGTATAAGTCCATATAATCAAGAGTGTAGACACCGGCGATTTCAATATTCATTGTATTGAAACCTTTGCTTGTCCAGGTATTGACAATGTTTATTGGTGAAAGTTTATGATATAAATTTGTATCTCTACCGAACAATCTCTTGGTCCGATTTATCAAGTATGGTAAATCAAATCCGTTTGAATGCCAACCTGTTATAATATCAGGTGGATTATCATGCATCCAATTGAAAAACTCTACTAACAATCTTTCTTCATTCTCATGGTGTTTGTAATCTGTATTGTCACCTATGTAATTTTTCTCACCGAAAGATATGACATCTTTAGTTTTACTGTTTTTGAGTGAAATCAAAACAACCGGTTGATTTGCGTCATCAGCACTTGGAAAACCTTCACCACCTGCCACTTCGATATCAAGAGAGTATGTAAGCAAACTTGGTGTTTCAATATCATCATCAGGTATCCTATGATACTTCTCCGCTAAAAATTGAATATCGGGTTTGACTTTGTTTTCAAACATCTCTGGTTCTTTTTTACAAAAAGCATAATATTCATGGTATGCGTTGAATGATCTTCTTCTAACAGGAGTACCATCAATTGTATAAGTTCTTGAGCTATCCGATGGGAGATACACATATGGTGCCCATCTTTCTTTACTATAAAATCTCTCACCTTTTATTTCTTCCCAGAGGTGCATCTGGCTATTTCTGTAATCGTAAAAGCAATTTATAAACATTTATATTCATAACTCCTTAAATACTCTGATGCTATTTTCTAACATTTGTGCCCCTTCCGTACCTCTGTAAATACACATGCTTGGGTGAACACTATATACAACTGGTGTTCCTTGAACATATATATTATTGAGGCGATAAGTTGCATTCATTTTCATTATTCCGCTAATATCAGCATACTTTGAATCCTCACTAACTGCCTTTGCATAATTTCCAAGCAAGAGAATTTTATGAGGCTCTAATATTCTGATAAATTTTCTGATCCACGGCCTACATTCTGTCATGTTAGTCAGTGTTGGTTTGCCATTAGCTCCGGTTTCCGTCACGGGTCGACATTGAATGCTGTTTATTATCGCAAATTCTTCTTTACGAAAAGAATATTTATCCATGATTGCCCACAGTTTACTACCGGCTGTTCCAATGAAAGGTTCATTGCCAACTTCATTTCCACCAGGGGCTTCGCCTACTATGAGATATTTTGAAAGCGGTGTCCAATAAGGTAAACATTTTCTGGTGTAAAGTAATGGACACTTATCACATTGACTTATTTGATCCTCAAGTAATTCGAGTAATCTTATTTGACGGTCATCTAACATTATTTTTTACTCCATTTTTCACAGAAATGATAATTTATCACGCCAAAAAGTAACAGAAAAACTCCTGCTATGCAATATGTAGTTTCTACAAACAAACATAATAGAAATAGATTCAATATCAATTCCATTATCTTCCTCTCCTTGTAGTTGCTTCTCTTGGTGGCGGTGCCAGTTCTCTTTCTACTTCTGCAACCCATTCATCAAGTTCTGTTTCATCATACATTTTCAAATTACGGTCATCATAGAAACATTTCCATATTTCATCAATCCGACCGCCTAATCTGTTCTTGACTATTTTATTGTGTAGTTCACATTTATAGATACGTTCATCCTGATTGATACCAAATATGCCCATAAAATCTGCAACCGCTGGTATGCCGTGGCTCTCTGCAATATAGTTGAAACCTAATTCTTCAAATCCAACAAATGAACCTTCTCTATTTAATTGACTAACCGAAACAACAGGAATAGCAAATTCAAATGATAACGCTCTCAATTCTTCGGCCACTGTCTTACCGGACATATATAAATCATCCGTTTTCTTGAAAGCCGATTTCATCAAATTGATATAATCAACATATGCAATTGAAGGTTTGATATCTCTTATCAACAATTCTCTAAGATAAACTCGAAAATCTCTAACACTGGCCGCACCTGTTGGGTATTGCTTTATGAAAAGTTCGCCACGATTTTCGGTTGCTTTTATATCACGTAATGATGCTGCAAGTTGTGTTTTCATATCACCGTGATACATTCTATTGATATCAAGCAGTGAATAAATTGAATCAAATCGTTGGGCTGTCATATCCTCTGACATCTCAAGTGTCAACAGCACAACATTATGACCATGTAAAACCTGCCGTGAAGCAAAATTTATCATAGTGTTTGATTTGAACCCATGTATTTGTGCGAGAATTACTGAAAGAGTTAGGGCAGGAAATCCACCATTGATGAATTCATCAAATTTTGGATAATAGGTTGGTATTCTAATATCTGTTGCGGTGAATATTCTGCGAAGCCTTTCACCTAATTGCTCAAAGTAACTAAGTCCAAGGTCGACTTTCAAATCTTTACACAGAGCATCTTCAACACTCTGGCGTATAATATCTAAATTGCCATGCGAATCAATAACACCGACTGATTCAAGCATGGCTTTTTTGATAGCTTGATCCTTCAAATATGTATTGGTTTGCTCAACTAAGAAATCATAATCTGATTGAACATTGAGATTAGTTTCAAGAGCTTCACTAATATATTCGTTTATAGCAGGATCATCAGCGAGATTCACAATAATATCTCTGGATGGTATTGTCTTGAATTCTTCTACATGGTTTTTTAGAACTTCATAGATTTTTCCTGCTTGTTCGTTCTGAAAATAGTCAGAAATAAATGCGTTTGATATGAGTATCAAAAACATTTTGTCTGTCATGGCACCTTTGATTATTATCTTCTCTAAAAAATCATCATTTAACCTTTCTGTCAACTTTTTCTCCATTGAAGAATGTACTTTTTTCATGCACCCACATTTGGCTCGAACATGTAAGTTTTAACATTCTTGTGATAAAAATATTTCTTTCTTTGATATCTATTCCGGGAAAGAATTCATAAACACTATCTTTGATTGTTTTGAATTTATTTGGTTCTTTGGCAGTATATCTCCCAATTCTTTCATATTGTGAATATTGGAGAACAGAACAAGTTTCAATTCCTCCAGTGTGCCACTTGAGTTCACAAGTAATCAGACCAGTGTAAAAATTACACAGCTTGCCTTTTTCTTTAATAATAACAAACAATTTCACCGAATTGCTCCTTTCATAGTCTATTTATATATAAATATTATACAGCATAACAGGAAAAATGTAAACAACAAATCTCTAAAAATATGGTATAATGGTACTCTATGACAAATGAAGAACTGTTTGAAAAGCTAAATGAAGAACATCCGATAGAGGAAATGGTTAAATTCAATGAATTGAATTTTCAAGAGAAGCTAAAAGAAAACCCTTCCCAAATAATGAAATACAAGGATTTTTACCACAAAGAACTATCCAGATTTGAACATCTCACCGACCTCATGGATAAACTCATAGGTATCAGATATAAATTTTACAGATTTGAGGACACTAATGAATGGACGAAACCAGAGATAGAAAAGTTTTGTATCCCTGGTGATCGCCGGATTTTGAGAATGAAAAAAATATTACACAGGCAGGAGATAAGAGTTCGTTTTTTTGAAACATGTTGGAGAGGCTTCGAGAAGCAAAATTGGAGTATGAAAGTGTTCATGGATACGCTTAAACAAGGATATTGACAACAATAAAACTATTTGACAACATAACACTACAAATTGATACTGATGATGTAGACTACCTTGAAATGATGATAACCGAATTTACCCGGCCTGTTCCAGGGTTCATGTTCATGCCTCAATATAAATCAGGCGTATGGAACGGTAAGGTTAGTATGATTGATAAATTCAGAGGTACATTTCCTTATGGTATCCTCATGGATTATATCAGGATGCACAAGAAAATGTTCCCACGAGAACCACTTACCGTGACACCGGAAGTCAAAGCCCTATTTAAAGGTGAAAAATTTGACATCAAGTACGATTTGAAGCTCAAGCCACGGGATTATCAAAAGGATTGTATAGAGGCAGCGTTGCAGCACTCTAAGGGTATAATCAGGTCAGCTACAGCATCAGGTAAGTCACTTGTTATTGCTTACATAATCAAAAACCTACTTGATGCCGGTATTATACAAAAATGTATAATTATAGTACCGACCACAGCATTGATCGCTCAATTTATGCAGGATTTGATTGATTATGGTTTTGAACCTGATAATATTGGCATGGTTTTTGCAGAGCGCAAACAGTGGGATCGCCCGATTACGATTTCTACATGGCAATCGCTCTCACGGAACCACAAAAAACTGGTACATGATTGTATAATTGTGGATGAAACACATCAATCTAAGTCCGTAGAAATAAAGAAGATTTTACAGAAAGCCAAGAAAGCTAAGTACAGATTAGGTTTCACCGGCACAATGCATTCCGATGAACTAAACAACTGGAATACCAAAGCGTACCTTGGTCCCATCATTAGAGAATATTCATCCGGCTTACTTGCAGAGCAAGGCTTCATAAGTAAGGCAGTTATCCATATGATGAACATTGAGTACAGAGACAAATGGAAAGGTGATTACCATGAGTTGAGAGATAGTATATTTCAGAATTCTTTCCGGTTGAAGTTGATAAAAACATTAATTGAAGACCTTGACCACAATGTATTGATATTGGTTGATAAAGTTGAGAAAGAGGGTGATTTCTTAAAGGATTACTTGAAAGGTATCAATAAAGAGGTTGTGTTTCTATCCGGTAAGGATAAAGTTGATGTTCGTGAAAGGTGGAGAAAAGAGTGTATGAATAGAAAGGATATTGCTCTAATCGCAACATATGGTATTTTTCAGATGGGTGTGAATATTCCTAACCTAAAGAATATAATTTTGGCCTCGCCGTTCAAAGCGAAAATACGGATTTTACAGTCGATTGGAAGGGCATTGCGTAAACACGCCGACAAGGCCAGCGGGGCACAAATATTTGACATCCACGATCACATAAAATTCTTTGAAAAATATGGTGACATTAGATTGCGTCACTATGATTCGGAGGGTTTTGAAATCAATGAGCATGTGTACCATGAAGGTACTGAGATTTCATTTGATTAGCTTTTTCTTCTCTTTTTGTAGGCAAATTGAAATTTCAATTGTTTGTGTGCTGGTTTTATCTTTCCTATTTTCAACAGTTCTACCAATTCTTTAGTGTATTCATTATCAATTATGTAATATGCTTTACATCCAACCATTATTTCATTATTGCTATCAATTGCTTTGATTATGTTTGTTGATTCATAGTCAAAGACAACTTCATATCGGTTTTCCAACTGGCGTTCTTTTTCGTCTGCAATGGCATCTTCTATATAATCTTCCTCTGATACATTTGGTTCCCAGTCAAGGTCTACCATTTCATCATAAGGGTCGAAATCTTCTTTTTCTTCATCACTTTCAAAATCCTGGTCGTCTATTATCCAACCTGCAACTTTGGCTTCAGCATCATCCTTATCGGATTCTTCAGTGTCATCACCTTCATAGTACCATGAACCACCATCTGAGTTTTCACCATAATTTTCTTCCCAGTCTTCGTACATCCAATCAGTTTCGATGTAATCATCATCACCATAGCTATCCATTTTTGTATATAAATCCCAAATTGACCAGCTCCATACAAATTTATATTTATCTATTGGCCAAACGGTAAAAACAGCGTCACCATATCCCTTAGCTTGTTCATAATCACCGGAACAAAAAACACCTTCGCTTCTTGGTTTCCAACCAACATGAGACATGAAAGCATCATCAAGTTCATCTGAAAGGGCTTGATCCATATCTTTGGGTTGTCTGTTTTTACGTGGAATGATTTTAGTCATATCTCCGCCGTAAGCCCCACGGTACATAACCTTACCTGATTTTCTCAAATCTTTGAGATAAGGTTTACAATCATGAAAAAGAATATTAGCCATTTTTTTAATCTTATCTTCTCTTTCGAGGCCAAATAAACTTATTGGTGTATGTCTTCCCTCATTTATGAATTTTTCTAATCTCATTTTCTCCGCCTTTTCTTGTAAGCAAATTGGAACTTCAATTGTTTTTGCGTTGAACTTGGTGGCCCCATTTGTATTCGTTCCATGATATCATTAGTAAGATTATCACTTATAAGATAATATGATTTACACGAAAGCATGACCTCATTGCGGCTTCTGATTGCTTTTTGGATATTATCATCTGAGAAATCACTAACTACATCTCTGACTTCATCTTCTATTTCATACTTTCTATCTTCTATTTTGTTATTTATCCAATCTTCTTTTTCTTCTTCTGGAACCCACTCCAAATCATCTTCATCTAAATAATCAAACGGGTCAAAGTTTTCTTCTTCTTCTTCAGTTTCAAATTCTTGGGCTTCTCTTTCCCAGTCGGCAACCACATCAATAGCATGACTTTTTACATTTTCTCCGGTGTCTGTGTCATTCCAGTACCATGTACCATAATCTCCATCTTCACCATAATCATCATTATATTCTTCTTCAAATTCATCATACCATTCATCTTCTCCGTATGCAACTTTGGTATTCAAATTTTCCGTTGATGTGTATAGATCATGAATACGATCCGAATAAACAAAATCATATTTACCTATTGGCCAAACTGTATATACAGAACTTCCATATGCTGCTGCTTGGTCATATCTTCCACTACAGAATACACCTTCAGTTCTTGGTCTCCATTTGAATTTATCATAAAATGCATCATCAAGTAGTTCTTGAAGCTCATATGACATATCTTTAGGTTCTCTATCCAATCTTGGTGTGATCAGTGTTATTTCTCCACCCCTGGCCCCACGGTATAAAACATCACTTGTGCCTTTCAAGTCCTTGAGATATTGTTTACAGTTTTTGAAAAGTAATACTGAGATTTCAAAAACTCTTTCCTCAAGTGTTCCTGATATTCTTATTGCCTTATGGCCTTCATTTATGAATTTTTCTAATCTCATTGTTATTCCGGTGTAATTGTTAATCCTTTCTTAGATGGTTTTATTTTATACCCACCCAGATTATCAACTAAATCGGTTATTGTCATTGCCAATTCATGTTCATCTGGATTGAATGTAAATGTCACGCCGGCCGGTGGCCGTGGGACAACTAAAATCTCACCGCTATCAAATTTGATTACATCTTTCTTAGGGTCCTTTATTGATCCAAGTATGGCACGTTTTACCTTACCGGACGTTCTTTCTTCCTCTAAGTATTTTGCAAATTTCATATTATCTCCTTATCGTTTATACCACACATCAACTACTCTTTTGATTTCATCCATATCTCTCAAATTTGGAGATAAGTATTTCCAGCCGTTTGCCATCATCTTATTGTAATAATCTTTACCTACCGGATTTTCAATTGATGAATTATAAAACCCTGATGTGTGTTTGAAAGTTTTATTGATAACTTCATCCGTCAATTCACCATCATCATTCGGAACTTCGATGAAATGTTGAAAAGTTCTTTTGTAAAACTTTTTAGCTTTGTTGATTTGATTATATGTTTTTTCTATAAATTCTGGCTGAACTACTCTTTCTCTTTTGGCTGCTCTTTGCAAGGCAGTTTCTAATGATGTATTGACAAAAACCATTCCGGTGTCATATCCAAAACCTTCAAGTAATCCTTTACGTCTGAGGACAACAGCTACACTATTAGAAGTACCATCAACTGCAAGAGGCAGCATTGAGTTTAAGTAAAGAGATAATTGGTTTTTATTTATTGTTTTTACCTTTACATTGATTTTGCCCCAATTTTTTTCCCAATTCTCTTTGAATTCTGGAAATATATCAAGGAAAAGTTTATCAGTGTTTACCCAACGAGCATCAATCACTCCAGATTTGACTTTATTGAGAACATATGTTTTACCTGCTCCTGGGTGACCTGCCATAAACATGGCCTTAAAAATTCCTTTATCATGGATACCTTCAGTTAGATATTTGTTCAATCTCATTTCTCCTGTTTATCTCCTTATAAAATGATTCATGCCATTCTCTATCAAAATTAGCAGCACCATTGCAACCTCTACATAATGTAATAAGGTTATTTGGAGGGCAATGTTGTTTATCATAATCTATATGATGTATTGTCAAATCTTCTTTGTCATTGCATAAAAAATTTTGGCATGTATAGTTATCTCT